TATGTTGCGGTATAGTTAGAATCAATACCCGTATCATCCAAAGTATTTACAGCTTCTGTAGGGTCAATAAAGTCTTGTGTATCCACAGTAGATACTAAAAGATCGATATCAGGGGTTGTTGTGATATAAATCGAGTCAGCTCTTTCCTGCTCAACCATTTCAATAGCATCTTCAACCAAATTACTATTATTCACATAATCAATACCAGGTGTTGCAAATACGTTAATATTTGTTGCTTCAGGATTTGCAAATGTTTGAATACCAAGTAGATAAGCATAATAGTCAGTTGTAGCATAATCTGTTGTGTTATTACCATATGTATATGGTCTGAAAGCACCCCAACCTGTTGCTGACGGATATCTAGTATCACAAGTAGGTGATACACCTTTTTTATATCCTGAACCTCCTAATATAAACTCATCACCATTAGTTCTTCTCTCTCTATAAATGTCCCAACCATCAAAACCTCCTTGAACTAAAAATGTGAACTTACGTGATTGGATTTTGTAATACGGATTTGTAGGATCTGTTGGGTCTGTTGTAAAACTAACAGAACCTACTTCAAATGCTGAAGTACCTGAAGAAAGATATGAGTTAGCAATTGTTACAACAGTTGCTCGTTGCCTTAAGAAACACCAAATCAATCTGAAGCTTCATTACAAATACTTGTTGGGTTCTGTTTTCCTTTATACTGAAATAAATCAGAATCAATTCCTAATTGTGATGAGAAACCTAAATAGGTTGTTCTTACTTTATCACCACTTGATGTTGTTGAATTATCAGCGGAACCTGTTGCGTTTCCAAATGGTGGATTGTAAATAACTTCACCAGGAAAATCATATTTTGTTTTATACACAGGTTGTGGCGGAACATTAGAAGTTGATGAGTATGTTCTCTCAACCAATCCTTCAAAACCACAAGGAATAGCATCAATAGGTGCATCATAATTCAATTCCAACATAATAAATTTAGAATTTAACTGATATTCACCATCTGAAGTTCCAACTTTAACACCAACATAACTATTTTGACTTGGGTCCATAGTACAATTTGTAAATTTCTCCAAAATAACAGGATTGGTATCCGTATCATAAAAGTCTCTTACTGCAATATCAAAAGTTAAATTATTGAATGACATATTCAAAATAGAAATTTTAACTTGAGTGTTTGCCGCATTACCATCTGATATCGTGATAACTTTGAATAATTCATACACTTTATTACCACGCAATTCAGATACTACCCAAGGAGATCTAGGTGTTTGATACGGGTCTAAGAAATATGCCATAGTACCAGTTGTACTAGCCGCTCTCAAACCAGGTAATTGGATTAAACTTGTACTCAATCCTCTGATGTAACCTTTGTTATAACCAAAATTTAACAAGTTAGGGTAAATCTCTTCAACAAACAATGGTATAACCGTTCTGTCTATTGCAAAATTATCTTTACCCAATACCTTACTTAGGTAATTAGTACTCGTTTGTTGCATTGATGCTGTAATACTAAATGATGTTGGACTTGATGTTGTTGTTAAACCTGTAATTCGAAACTCGGTATATGGGTTTTTAGTTACACCAGTATTAATATCAATTAAATTAACGTTAGACGCCGCACTAACTACATAATCAGGACCCGCAACGCCTGAACCATAATTAGAAACACCTCTTGATCTTAAAGTTGCAACGACCATATTATTATATGCCGAATATGCAGTTCCTGACCACCCAAAAGTTTGTCCTGATATTGTTCCAGTATATGAAGTATATGAACCAGCACTTAAACCACCACTCAAAGAACTTAAGAAAGTTACAAAAGATCTACCAAAATAGTTGTTTCCAGTACTAATATTGAACAAAGAATAATACCAAGGATCGTTTAAATAAGACGTATAGTCTTGAGAAGACGCATTTGTATTATAAACACCTAAAACATTTGTAGATGCGGTGTAGGATCCTGATGTATAAGTAGTATTTGTTGCTGCTGGTAAACTACCAAAAATGTATGATGTTGATGCTGAGTTTACCTGTACCACCGCAGCAGTATCATTACCAAAAACTGTTAATAAGAAATTTTGTAAATCTGTAGTGAATGTTGAAGTACTGCCGTCAATCTTAGTATAAGATGTATTTACGTCGGTATATGCACTTAAACCATTGGTCAATATATTTACAGTACCTGTTGAGTTAGCACTAAATGTCACTGTAAATCCAACAGGTGTACTTCCTGTTAATCCGATAGTTGCGGTATTTGGATTTGCAATTGTCTTAATTGTCCAAGATGGTCCGGCATCATAACCTGAAAGACCTAATATTCTTGTTACAAATAATTGATTTGATTGTTGTAAATATGATTTTGCAATATATGCCATTTCATATTTAGGAATTTGTGTGTTTACAAATTTCTCAGTTGAAGTTCCACCGAAATATGTTTCGTACTCATCAAAACTAGTGATAAAAATAGGTTCAAAAGCAGGCCCTTTAAGAGCTTCACCAACTAAACCTAATGTAGTAACACCAACACTTTGAGCAACAAAACTTAAATCTCTTTCTGAAGTATATACTCCAGGTGAAACGAATACCTTATTTGCTGTAGCCATTATAATAAAAGTTTTTTAATTTATTTACCATAAATACTTTACTTTTAACCAAAAACCTAAGATAATATAAAGTTCATTATCTTTATTTCTACCAAAAATATCTTTTTTTGATATTTACCGATATGGATAGTGAAAAACTAAAAAATATAAAGATTGGTAAAACATCTCACGATTTATTAAAAACATATTGTGATGATCGTGGTCTTAAAATTTATAAGTTTTTAGAAAAATTAATTAAAGAAAATTGTAAACCTAAAAAAGACTTATATGGTGATAATTAAACCAATACGTTCTTAAATATTATAAATCCATTTTGTCCTGAATTTGTCAAAGTTACTTCTGTCTTAAGAATATCTCCCGAATTTATTTGGAGTGTAGAACCTGTGAATAAGACATTATTAATATATGTTAAATAATTTGAAATATTACTAGAATCATTATAACTTACATTAACTTTGTATTCAATAGTTCTCGTATCTGAAGTATATGATGAATTAAAATCTATTTTTGTCTCAAAAGTTTCAGGATTTTCAGGATATTTTTTCCTTTTTTGACTTAGTTTAGCGGTTCCTAACTCAAACATTGTAAATTGTCTTGATATCGCGGGTTTAACTTGAAATTCGTTTTCATCCAATAGAAACCCTTGAAGGGTAAATGTGTATTTTTGTAAATAGAATTTTCGTTTCTCAAGATCCATTACTGATTCATCAGCGATATCACCTCTAAGTATTGGAATATAATGTCCTTTTATAATGGTATACGCTTGTCGAGATGCAAACTTCTCCATTATAACTTTGTTAAATGAGTTAATTTCTCTCATTCTATTACATATGATATAAACATTGTATGTTATATCTATAGGTACTGGTTGTGGTATAGTATAAACGTCAACACCTTTTCTTGTTCCGTCCCAAGTTGGTACTGCAATATATTGATATTGTCTCCTATTTGGGATATTAAACATTCCCCCATAAGTTTGACCAAACTGAACTTCAGGCACTCTAACAACGGTTATAAATGGTAAAGATACATTTTTATCTAAATCCTGAGTATCCCAAGTTTGAGTAAATTGTGCCCAATTTTGTGTTGTTATAATAAGATCCAAAGTTGGAACTACTTTACCTTCACTTACAATTTGTAATTCATCTTTAACAAAATCTAAAAATCCTCTATCTAAATCAGCGTGTAATATAGATTTAGGTAAATAAGTCCCATCTTCATTGATTTTATCAAGAAGTTCCTGTCTTCTAGCAGGACCTATTTTAGGTTCAACTAAAGGTAATGTAGGTATAATTTTCTTTGGTAATGCCATTATTATATTCCATTAAATTCATTTCTATTAACAGGAACCGCAACAAATGTTCTGTAAAATGGTTTATATCCCCCATATGTATGTTTTAAATCAGATGTAACACGACCATCATTTGCCACACTATAATACCTAACCTTAGTTTCTGTTTCATAATATGCAACATAATCACCAAATTCAATCTCTATACTAAGTTCATCCAATTCCTTTTGATAAACCGAGAATGTCATATTACCAGGTTCCATCTGATCTAACTTACTATTCCCAATAAATTTGTTTTCAGGTGCAACAATTTTAACATAAGCCTTAAACTCAACTGGTGGTAAATAAGTAATACCACCTTCAGGTGCTTCACCATAAACATCATCTTTTTTGGTTTTACCTTTATCAACTTTATATAAAACCAATGTGAAGTTCATATCACCCTCCAACCATTCACGACCCATTTCAATGTCTAAGTCGTAGTCTTCGGCGCCAAAAAACTTTCCTAATCTTGTTATCGGTACTTTACGCTCTGCCATATTGATAAATACTTGATTATTTATTATATTTACCTTTTAAGTATGAATGAAATAAAAATCAATCAACCGCTTGAAATTAGAGCACTTGATGTCCTTGATAATTATTCAGGGGCAAACAACTATATTATTAAATTAAAAATCAAAAAAGACACTAATAAAAAGTTCTATCCTACGAGAAATCAAGCAGAATATATCTTATCGTATAAAGACACCAC